CTTGGAGGCGGTGCCGGGGCTGCGGCTGGTGCCGCCGCTGGCGCTGGCCCTGGGGGCGGCGCAACAGCGGCTGGAACTGCAGCAGCGGCCGGACGTGGAGGGTTTTGTTGGCCTCCCTGCTTCGGTCTCGGCCTCGGGTGGTCATCACCCTCCGTGATTGACCCGTGGGAGCTGGCTATCGCGGTGTCTCGGGGCCGACAACATTCCGAACACACAGCGTTGCTCACCACGATGCCTGTGAGAGCGTAGGCGGACGCGTAGGCGTGACAGGTCTCGCAATAGACGTCGTCACCCTCGCTAATCTCACCATGCGAAGAAGCAATGCGCTGCAGGCGCGGGCCGATGCCATACATTATGCGGCAGACAACATCACGACAGGCCAGAGCTTCAGCGGCCTTCTTCGTCTTTGCTTGGTTGCTTGCCACAACGCTGCCAATGCGGGCGACGGACGTGAAAATACGTTGATGGTCCGGACCGCTATGGGTCGTGGTGATTGACATCTCTTTTCCCAGCTTGTTCGCTAGCTCAACAAAGGCTCCCCTGGCGTTTTCGAGCAGGTCGGTTCCGAGGGACACGTCGTCAGTGTGGGTGTAGCTACCGTTGATGGTGCAATTTCCGATGTGCTTCGGATGCGCGGAGCGTCCACGCTGTCGAACGAGCTTCATGTTGCTCGCATCAAGCCTTCGCTCTTGACGTTCGACTTCTCGCACCTTTCTCTCCTTGTAGCCCTGACGCGGCCTGGTACCGATGACCGGGGGAGGAAGTGCGAGCAGGCAGCGTAGCATGGTCGCAGCTTCCACGGGCTTCATGGCGTTCGCCTCCAAACGCATCATCCCCCTCGCTATCTCATCGTCGCTTGGCAGGAACGTCATGTTCCAAGCGCCGAACGTTTCTCGGGGCGGCGTGTTGCCGGCTGCATCTTCTGCTGCCTGCTTCACGCGAGATAGCCATTGAGCTCGCCGACGTTGCTTGTCGGCCTGTCTCTGCACGTGCTTCGCATCTTCTGGGCGCGTGTGGACGAGCTCGCCTCCGGCGATGTAGGTGTACCCCAGGTGCGCAAGCTTCGTGATTGCCTGCGTTTTCGCCTTCTCGGTATCCTGCACCTTATCATCTCCGAAGTTGAACTGAGCCCAGTTCACGACTTCCACGACATCGGCCAAAGCCGCTTTCTCGCAGAAGGGGACAAGCGCATGCTTCACTCCGAGTGGATAAGTCTTCGTCAGCGCTTTGAGATCGTCCCTGGTGGCATTCCGCTTCGCCTTCTTCTCTCGTAGCGGTTTGCTCTTGTTCGGTGGAATGACGGTCTCACGTCCTATCTTCATGGTTCCACCGCTGTGGTGCCCTATGAGCTCCCGAAGGCGCTCCAAGGCACTCACATTGCGCGACACAGCCGTAGCTGAGAATTTGATGCCAGCACGCCGGGCCTTATCCACTAAGACACGGCGCACTTCATCGAGGCCAAACTCGTCGATGTCTTGAAGATTATCAGCGCGCATGATTCTCTCCAATTTTCTGTCATCGACGGACACGTTCACAGAGTCGGTTGTAGTCGTGGGTTGGTACGTTCTGCCTGCTTCTGGACTTGGCGGTAGCCTTTCGGCTTGGTGATTCAACATCTTACGGAGGTACCGGAAATGACCGCTG